AGAACCAGGGCGCAGTCGCTGCGATGTTCCTGCAGTGGCTGGGCGAGGCGGTGACGGCGGGCGAGCAGGCAGAGGCCGAATGGATGGCCCGCGAGGGATGATTTTTCAACCAGGAGTAGATGACATGGCAACCACCGAGAAGACCGACGACACCCAAACCACGGGCGCACCTGATGACCAGGCCGCCGAGCAGAAGATCTCCCCGCGCATGGCCGCGATGGACGCCATCCGCGTCAAGCGCGACGACGATGAGGGCGCAGACGAAGACGTCGAGCAAATCGAGCAGCCGGTAGCCAAGCCGCGAAAGGCCGTAGTCGATGAGGACGATGAGGTGCAAGCGCAGCTGGAGGACGAGCCGCAGCTGCTTGAGCATCCCGACAAGGTGCGCGTCAAGGTCAAGGTGGACGGAGTCGAGTCCGAGGTGACGGTGGCCGAGGCCATACGCAACTATCAAAAGCAGGTAGCCGCCGACCGGCGCCTGGCCGAGGCAAACCAAATACTTGCGCAGGCACGCGCTTTGCCCCCGGCGAAGGTAGACAACACGCAAGGCGGTGAGGACACTGCCCAGCAACCGGACCCAAACGGGGACGGCTTGAGTGCGAAGACCTTCATCGCATCCCTGTTTGAGGGAGATGAAGAGAAGGCGATAGCTGCACTGCAGAAGTTCGTAGGCGAGGGGCGGAGCAAGTCTCCCACCCTGGACCTCGATCAGATTGCGGATCAGTTGACGCCAGTGCTCAGGCAGCGATTAGTTGACGCGAGTGCATTGGAGAAGTTTCAGGACGCTAACCCCGACCTGGCCGACGACCCATACCTCACGGACTTGACGAATCGGCATATCGAGGAAGCGATGGCTGGCGGAACGCCATACCAAGACGCACTCGGGGCCGGCGCGAAAAGGACGCGGGAATGGATGGTCAGTATGGGGATCAAGCCCGCTGCGACTCCGAATCCGACCACATCCCGCAACGAAAAGCTGGAACGCAAGGGGAAGATGGACAACATCAACTCTTTGAACAAGACGGCGACCACGACCCAGGAGCCAGTGCAGACGACGAGCGATGTGCTCGCAGAGATGCGCAAGTCCAGGGGGATGGAAGTCTGAAGCCAACTTTTTTGTGAAGGATTTATCATGCCAGGTCAAATTTGGGTAACGAGCAGCTTGGGCGGGTTCATGTACTCGGACCAGCTCTCGAAGGTATTGCGTTATGCGGTGCAGCCGACGGTGAAATTCCGCCAGTTCGCCGACATCAAGGACGCAGCGGTTCAGGGCAAGGGCAAGGGCGACACATTCCACTGGAACGTGTACAGCGACGTTGCGACTCGTGGCGCGGCACTGGTGGAAACCAACGTCATGCCTGAGACCAACTTCACCATCACGCAAGGCACGATGACGATCACCGAGTACGGCAACTCTGTTCCGTACACCGGAAAGCTTGACGACCTGTCCGAGCATCCGGTCAAGGAGATCATCAACAAGGTTCTGAAGACCGATGCCAAGAAGGCGTTCGACATTGCAGCCTGGACGCAGTTCAATGCGACCAAACTGCGCGCCGTTCCTACTGGCGGCACCAGCACCAATGCAGTGACACTGACGACCGACGGCACGGCAACGCTGACCAACAACGTGGCCATGGGCAAGGAACACGTCAAGGACATCGTTGACAAGATGAAGGAGCGCAACATCCCCCCGTACATGGGTGATGACTACATCTCCATCAGCCACCCGTCGACATTCCGTCCGTTCAAGAACGAACTGGAAACCCTGCACCAGTACACGGACTCTGGTTTTCAGATGATCCTGAACGGTGAAATGGGCCGGTACGAGAACACCCGGTTCGTCGAGCAGACCTCGATCCCCAAGGGCGGCGCGGCCAACTCTGGCTCGTTCGCTCCGTTGACCGATACGGCGGACGCATGGGACAACGCAAAGTCGTCCTGGGCGTTCTGGTTCGGTGCGGACACGGTGGCCGAGGGAATTGCCTGCCCCGAGGAAATGCGAGGCAAGATCCCCTCCGACTTCGGTCGCTCGCGCGGGATCGCCTGGTACTACCTTGGCGGCTTTGGCCTGGTCCACACGGTCGCTGCGCAGTCGCGGATCGTGAAGTGGGACTCGGCGGCTTGACGTGACCCCATTGCCCTTCGGGCCGCGTGCTCGGAGGGCTTCATGACCTACCAATCAAGGAGCCAATCATGGCATACGATGACCCAGATTATTTGGTCCGCCGCGAGGTAGACCGCATCACTATTGCTGGAGCCACTACCGAGGGCGCCAAGTTCCGATCCTTCCAGGCCATGCGGCTGAAAAAGGTCCATGCCGCAGTCATCACTGCTGGCACTGCAACGACTCACGGCTACAACGTGTTCCACGGCACCACGTCGGTCGGCGCGATTGCCTTGAGCACTTCGGCTGCCGGCGTGTCCGCCAGTTCTGCGCTGCTCAATCTCGACATTGCGGCAATGGCGCAGGTGTCCGTCAAGTCGCTGGCCGATGCGACAGGTGTCGGGCACATCGTCTACGAGTACGAAGTCACCAACGACGCGGTTCAGTCGTAACCGGCCAGTTTGGTAAGAGCAGTTGCCACTTGATGCGGAGCGCCTTTTACCGGGTGCTCCGCTTTTTTCATTTTGAAGGAGAGAAATCATGGACGAAAAGAAATCTGGAATGTACAAGCCCTCTGGTGTTATCCAGGGCGACACCAAGCCACTGCCTGACCGTGGCGTGACGACTGGTGTGACCGACACCTACGGCGCGGACCTCAGCGGTGACGCGATCAACCGCCAGGGCGGCGTGGGCAACGCAGCCAAGAGCGACGGCAAGGAAGGCGCATAAGTGGGGGCCGCACTCGAAAAGAGCCGGCCAAGCGGCGAGGGGAAAGTAACGTTTACATCGATGCTCTCGATGGAGGCGATCAACAGTTTGCGCCACTACGCCGGTCGCGCGCCAGAGGGCGCTATCGTTGAGGTCGGTGTCTACCGGGGAGGGTCAGCTTATTTTCTGGCGCAACTCGGTCGCCCACTGTTCCTGTACGACACGTTCGAGGGAATCCCGTACCAAGGGCCACTTGATACGGGAAACCCGGTTGGCAAGTTTGCCGACACCAGCGTTGATGCCGTGCAGGCCTTGATCCCCTCGGCAACGATCATCAAGGGCCTATTCCCGGACTCGCTGATCGACATGCCACCAGTGGGGTTCGTGCATGCCGACGCGGACCAGTACGAGAGTACCAAGGCCATCTTGGATCAGATGCCGCAGCGCATGGTGCGTGGCGGATTCATCCTGTTCGACGACTTTGGTGTGGTCGACTGCGAAGGATGTACTCAGGCAGTCGTGGAGTCTGGGCGCCCGTTCATGATCATCCCAGACACGGGAAAAGCACTGATGGTGATCTGATGACATGGCGCATAGATGACCCCCAGGGCGGCGAGTCGGACAAGATCAAGTACCTGATCGTCCCATACACGCGCGGCAAAGGCATCGATCTGGGCTGCGGCCCGAAGAAGGCCTACCCGCACATGATCGGCGTGGACAGTTGCAAGGACACGGAGCTGTTCGGCATCCAGATGAAGCCCGACGTCGTGTGCGATGACGCGACCAATCTGGACTTCATCGAGGACGGCGACCTCGACTTCATCTTTTCCAGTCACCTTATTGAACATCTAGACAATCCGCTTGATGCGTTGAAAGACTGGTTCAGAACGCTGAAAGTCGGCGGTCACTTGGTCTTGTACTACCCGGATCCAAATGAATATCCGCGCGTAGGAACATATGGATCGAATCCAGATCACAAGGCAGACTACCAGCCAGAGGACATGATTGCGCTGATGGAACAGGTTGGCAGTTGGGACTTGCTTGTGAATGAACGTCGCAACGGCGGAACAGAGTATTCAATTTTGCAGGTGTTCAAAAAGATATGAAGCCAGTCACTATTTATGCTCTATGTTCTTCAAGGGATCACAGGGTCCGGTACGTCGGGCAAACGCATCAACTTCTGTCAAACAGGATTTGGTACCACCAAAATAGAAGCGTGAGAGCAAAAACCCATTTGGGCCGGTGGATGTCTAGCGTAAAGGCCAAGGGGCATTCAATTGAAGTAGTCGTTCTTCAAGAGAACGCTGAACGCAATTCTGCTGAGATTGAATGGATTGCTATGCTCAGTGACTTTGGCGCTGATCTTGTAAACGGGACACCTGGCGGAGATGGTTTTGGGAATGATCGGACCCAGTCGCACAAAGATGCTATTGCGCGCGCTCTAAAAGGCAGGCAAAAGTCGCCGGAGCATTGTGCGAATCTTGCAGCCGCGAATAGGGGGAAAAAGCTACCGCCCGAGCGCGCCGCTCAACTTGCGGAGGCGCGCAAAAAATCAGGGCGCCGACCGCGCAAACCAAAAGCCCCAATGCCGGAAGATGTACGAAGGAAGATTTCCGTCGCCAACAAGGGCCGTGTGGTTGGGATTGAGACACGACAAAGGATGGTGGCATCAAGCAGGTTGCGGTGGACGGCTGAAGCGAGAGCAGAGGCCGCTCGAAAAACTATTGCTGCAAATGCGCGTAAGGCGGCCACATGACCGAATACAAGCATCTGCACTCGTGGCGTGATCCCAAGCCTGAGAAGACCGCATGCGTGGTCAGATATGGCGGCTTTGGAGATATGCTGCAAAGCTCCAACATCCTGCCAGAGCTCAAGCGCCAAGGGTTCCACGTGACCATGATGACGACCCCGCGCGGGCACGAAATCGTCAAGCATGACCCGCACATCGATGCATTCTTCATGCAAGATGTCGACCAAGTCGTGAACCAGGAACTGGCCGATTTCTGGGCAGTGCAGGCCACGCGGTTCGATCGGTTCATCAACCTGTCCGAGTCGGTCGAGGGCACGCTGCTGGCCATGCCGGGCCGGGCGAATCACCTGTGGCCCGACAATCTGCGCCGCGAGCTGCTGGGGCAGAACTACCTCGAATTCACGGCCAAGCTGGCGCAGATCCCGTACCGCTCAGAGGCCCGGTTCTACGCATCCGAGGACGAAACGCTCAAGGCCAAGGCGTATCTGGCCGACATCAAGAACACGCTGGCCGGGCCGCTCAAGATCGGCATGCGCGCCCCGCCACGGTTCAACATCCTTTGGTGCCTTGCAGGCTCGAGCATCCACAAGTTCTACCCGGCCCAGGACGAGGTCATCGCAAACGTGATGCGCTCCATCCCAGAGGCTGTGATCGTGTTCAGTGGGGACATCGCCTGCAAAATCCTCGAAACCGGTTGGGAGAAAGAGCCCCGCGTGCGGTGCACATCGGGCGAGATGGACGTGCGCGACAGTTTGGCCCTGGCCCAAGTGGTGGATTGCGTGGTCGGGCCAGAGACCGGAACGCTCAATGCCGTGGCGTTCGAGCAGGTCCCCAAGGTGATCATGCTGTCGCACTCGTCCCACGAAAACCTGACCAAGCACTGGGTCAACACAGCGGTCTTGGCGCCTGCCAGCACCGATTGCTACCCCTGTCACCGCCTGCACTACACGCGCGAGTTCTGCCATGAGGACGCGGCAACCGGTGCGGCCATGTGCCAAAAGAACATCGACCCCAAGTTGGTGTTTGAGGCGATACACGCAGCCTACCAACAGTACAAACAGTACAAACGGAGTCACCTATGACGCTCTCAGAAATGATCAAGCTGGCCCGGCGCCGCTCCGACGATCTGGTGGAGGACTACCGAATCTCAAAGGCCGAATACTTTGACTTTGCCAACGAGGCGCAGGACGAGGCATGCCGGCGCTCCCGGCTGATCCTGGACTCCACGACGGCGGCCATCTGCCAAATCGCCCTGGTCAGTGGCACGGCAACCTACAACCTCGATGACCGGGTGCTGTTCGTGCGCCGGGTCAAACTGTCCACCATCACGCCTGTCCTGGCTCGGGTCAGCCGTAAGACGCTCGATGTCGGCGCGCCCGATTGGGAGACCGAGACCGGGCAGCCGCGCGGCTACGTGCCGGACATGGAGGACGGTGTGCTTCGCCCGTACCCAACACCGGATGCAAGCTACACGGCAAAACTGACGGTGGTGCGCATGCCGCTGGTGTCCATGACCGACGGCGATGAAGAACCCGAAATCAGGTCGCGCCATCACCGCATGCTGGTCGAGTGGATGCTGTACCGGGCCTACTCGAAAGAGGACTCGGAGATCTACAGCCCCAAGAAGGCATCCGAATGCCTGGCCATGTTCGAGTCCGAGTTTGGCCGGCGCTCCACCGCGCAGGACGAATCGTGGATCGAGCGCGAGCACGGGTATGAGACCGATGAGGGTGTCTACTAGGCTTTGCCCCCGGCAATGTTAGCCAAATGAGGTAGACGGCGCGACCATCGGCGCCGTGAAACCATCAAACGTCACCGCCTTTCGAGGCCTGAACACCACGGCTGACCCGCTCAGGCTGGGTCTTGGCTGGCTGTCCACGGCCAACAACGTCAACGTGCGCAGCGACGGCGCCATCGAGGCGCGCGAGGGTTACTCCCTGCACGCAGCCGGGACCAGCATCACGTCGGCATTCTCGAGCGCAGACTTCCAACGCGCCTGGTACGTCGACAGCGGCACTGTCAAGACCCTGGCCGGCGCCAATGTGACCACGATCACAAGCACGGCGTATTTGCACTGGGCCGAGGTCAACCGCCAGGCGTTCTACAACAACGGCGTGGACTCCGGAATCATCCTGGGCGACAACTCGGTGATCCCGTGGCGCTGGACGGTGCCATACCCTCCGACGCTGGCCGCAGTGGCCGGGACGCTGGACGCTGGCCTGTACCGGGTGGTGACGACCTTCATCCTGCCCGACGGGCGCGAGACCGGGCCCAGCGAGCCGTCCGGGATCGTACTGGCCGACGGTCAAGCCCTGCAGATCAGCGGCATCCACCTCGACGCCCCGAACAGCACCCGCGTCTACATCGCCCCTGCCAACTCCAGCGCGTTCCAACTTGCCAGCTACGACAGCGCGGCAGCCATGGTCTGGAACGCGCCAACCGAGTCTCTGGGCTTTGATCTGGCAACGGATGGCATGGACCCGCTCCCAACTGATGCAACCGTGATTGCATTCTGGTCTGGCCGGGTCTACGCAGCGCAGTACATGGCCGGCGACGGCATGAGCGCGCTGTGGCACTCGCAGCCGATGGGCTTTCACCTGTTCGACCTATCTATCGACTTTCACGCCATCCCCGGCGAGATTGTGATGCTCGCTCCAACACCGGGCGCACTGGTGATCGGCACGCGCACAGAGATTTACGCACTGACCTCCGAGGGCTTGCAGCTGCTGGCCGACTACGGCACGGTGCCCGGTCGGCATTGGGCGACGGACGCGGCGGGATCGATCGTGTTCTGGACGCTTCGCGGCATGTGCCGTGCGATGCCGTTCACCAACCTCACACAGGGCCACCTATCGGTCGCCCCCGGAGTCCAAGCCGGCGCATCGGTGATCGAGCGCGACGGACAGCGACGTTTTGTCGTTTCCCTTCACCGGGGCGGCACGGCTTTTAACCAACGTATTTGAAGGAGTATCGCTATGACGTGGAGATTTTCAACCGGCCTGCGTAACGCATTGGCCCAAAGCGTCGGCTTTGCTGGCGCCCTGAATCGCGGCTACATCAGCATCTACTCCGGTAGTCAACCCGCAACGGCTGATGCGGTGTTCTCGGGCACGCTGCTGCTCACTCTGTCGGCAAGCTCCGGCGCCCTGACCAAGGAAACTCGCGCAACCGGGTCGTTCACGATCGCTGGCGCATCTGGAAGCATCGACACGGTCACGGTCGGCGGTCTGAACATCATCCCCGATGGCATAGTCCCGTTCAACACCACTTTGAACCAGACCGCATCTGATGTGACTGACGCGATCAACCGCAACGGCATGTTTGAGGCAACGGTCTCGGCTGCAACGGTCACGCTCATGGGTCGCCGCGGCACGGGGGTTACGACCGCTGCGGTCTCGGGCAGTGGCACTACCCTGACTGTCGGAACACTGGTGAACATGGGCTCAGGCATCGCAGGAGTCAAACCGCTCAACGGCCTGTTCCTGGCGTCCCCGCTGACAGGTGTGATTGCCAAGCCCACCACGCAGGTCTGGAGCGGCGTGGGTGTCGCCGCAGGCACCGCAGGATGGGGCCGGTTCTTCTCCAGCAACGGCAACGACTCTGGTGCGGTTATCTCCGGGGCGCCTTTCTACCCGCGCTTGGACGGCTCGTGCGGCGTCGGGTCGGGCGACTTCCAGCTGTCCACGCTGGCTATCGTCGTCGGCCTGCCAGTGACGCTTGACACCTTCCAGATCACCATGCCGGCTGCGTGATGACTGATGGAGCACAAGTTAATCGAGGGCGGCGAGAAGTACCTTGCCCTTGCCCGCAGTGAAATCAAACGCTTGAGGGCGACGGGGCTTCCCTACGCCACCAAGCGGCTTGTGTTCCCCGACGCCACGGTGCGCGTCCAGATCATCGACGACATCGACTTCATCCACATCACGGGTGGCGGGGCCAAGATCCCGATGGACTCAGGTGTGGTTGCAGTTGTCAGCATTGGGGAGGCCAACCCGGCCACCAAGGAGCCCGGCACCCTGTACGAGACAACCTACGTGCAGGACTACAACACGCCGTTCGTGCTGCCAAATGCCGAAGCCACGGTCCGACTCAACCCGAGCCCAGGCAACGACGGGCAGTTCTCGGGCATCTTGAAAATAACAGGGCAAAAGTTCAAGGGCAAGGTGCCAATCGATGTGAGTTTTGCCAAGTCGTTCGATGCGCCGACGGGCGAAGCATTGGCGGTTTGGGGGGATGCGATTGCCGACAAGAAGAACACGGCGGTTCTGTGCCCGGCTTCCATGTTCACCGGCAAGTGCCGCCTGTACGTGCAGGCCCTGTATGGGGCGCATATGGTCGCTGGCAAGCCGACTCCTTATCGCCTGTCGGGTGCGTCCGGCGCACCGTCACTGTACGTTGACAACCGAACCAGCGACGGGGACGCTGTGTTGGTGTCCACCGGGTGCGGCGTGTATCTGGACAAGAAGCGCGGCAATCACTGGCTGTTCTCGACCAATGGCACTCCGGTCAGGGGGTGGCCGCTCAAAGCGCCATCGGCTGTCGAGGCGCTGCGCAAGCACCTGATCACAGAGGTCTCGGAGACCAACACGAAACTGTCAACCTTAAACGAAGAAGACCAGGAGCACTTGGAGACCTACATCCTGTCGCAGTGCCTGCCAAAGGGCGACGGCAGATCAGCATTCCTCAAGCCAGACACGACAGACACCTGGTACGGCGCATCGAACCCCTACTCAATGGGGTACTCGTGGCACTGGAACTGGGACGGGAAAAAAGCCGATGCAGTGACAAACGGGACGATTGATCAGGTCGCCAACAACGCGGCCATGCAGTCGCTCTGGCACAAGGCCACGATCACTCAGATCGGCGCAGAGAGTTTTGAATGGAGCGAGGTAGACGTCGATCCCGGTGTGCTCCAGACATGGACGGTCTACCGAACCCAGTGGACCATTGCAGAACCGGATTGGGGGTCGTACTACCTGATCAAAACTACGCCACAAAGCAGTCTGGTTTCTGCGTGCGATGCCACGTTCTACGTGTTCTACAACCGAAACGAACTGGTGAAGTGCAGCGTACAGGTGCGAGACCATGAAGGAGAGGCCGCCATCGTGACCTATGGCAACGGGGCCAATGGTGGCCCTGACGGAACCAACTGCTACACGACCGGCAACAAACCAGGATCGCGTCGCTCCGCAGGCGGATCAAGCGCGTACTCGTATGCCGTGTTTTCGTGCGGCGCCAAGCAAACGCCAATCCTCTCAACAACCAAAACTACGGCAGTTGTCAACATCGAAGTGAAGGACAAGGTTTTTGGCAACTTTGCAATTGGCTATGGGTCGGGCGCTTTGGGATACCGGGAATTTGGGGTGTCCGAAGACGACGGAACAAACTACCACGTACAAGGAAGTAACTCTTATCTGGTCGATGACCGCATGTGCAAAATTATGACATTCACGACCGTTGATACTGGAACTACAGAGCGTGAGTACGGAATCGCCACTGTCGTCGTTCCTTTTTATGATGCAGAAGCCATATACCTGCAGGCAAGTACCGAGAAGACAACGACTACAGACTCCAACACAACGCGCTATCTGTACAACGACTTTAGTCCGCTCGGGGCATTCTTGATTCAGTCTATCGTCAGCGAGACAGGTGGTGATGATCGCATTTTCTTTCGGCAAGCGCAGGAATGGGGGGCATATCAGGCTGATAACCACGGTCAAGCATCCCCGAATGAAACCATCATCCCAGACCCTGTCATCGAGTGGTCAGGAAGTGAATCACTGATCTGCCACGCTGGCATTCTTGATGCGACATTCGAGAACATGGGCGTATTTCACAGCAACGGCGAAAGCACTATCCCGTCCGCTTTTTATACCCTGAGTGGAACCAAGAACGACGAGGATGCCGCCGTCATATCGAACAACCTCGTGGCCAACCCATACGGCGCACCCGGCGTAGCCGTCCCGGTCCTGGTGGGCTGGGTCTGAAAGGAAAACCATGGCAGTCCATCCCTACTACTGGCAATCGTCGCTCCTGCTCAACTTCGAGGACGGGCACAACACCACGACGTTCCTTGATATCAGCCCGACGGCGAAGACGCCCTCATCGGTCAACGGCAACGCGAAGAACAGCACATCCCCTGCCGGCAAGACAGGGACGGGTAACTTGGCCTTGGACGGCACCGGCGATTGGCTTGAGTACGCGCAGCATGCCGACTTTGACTTTGGGACGGGTGCGTTCCGAATTCGTGCATGGATCTATCGCAATGCCATTGGCGTCGATCACACCATAGTCGGCCTCAACACCGTAAACGCGACGACTGACCCAGAAGTCCCATTCTTGCTTCGGATCACTTCGGCCAACAAGATGGTTTTTACCTTCTACGATGCTACCAATAGCCTCAAAAGAAGTTTCACCGGGACCACATCACTCGCGGCCAGCACTTGGTATCACATTGAGTTCATTCGGACTTCGACCGGCGACACGTCAATCCGACTCGATGGCGTATTGGACGCTGCGACTGTAAATTACCCTGGATCAATCGGAACCGTGGCCTCAAGGGTTCTGCGGGTTGGTCGGTACTCGAACACTTTCACTCAAGAATTCAACGGTCGCATCGACGGCCTTGAAATCCTCAAGGGGACTGCTGGCGAGACAGGCAACTACACGCCTTCGAGCGAACTGTTCGATGTCGCGCCACCCGCTACCGCCACTGCCGCTGTCACGATCCCTTTCCCGACGGCAGTGGGGTATGGCGGCGGATTGGTGGACGCCTCAATACCCGCGCCCACGATCTCCGCAGCCGCTGGTGGTAACGCTGAGGTCACGATACCGTTCCCGCAAATCCTGGCCCAAGGGCATGACGCTACGGGCGAGCGCGCTGCCGCCGTCGTGATCCCGTTCCCGCAGATCGTCGCTCTGGCAGGCGCACGCGCTGCGGTCACGATCCCGTTCCCGGTCATAGAAGCGTCGATGACGGTGCCGGTGCGGATAACGGCGAGTGTTGTCATCCCGTTCCCGCAGATCATCGCGCGCCTGACTGGCACCGAGCGCATGACGGCAAGCGTCGTGATCCCATTCCCGCAGATCGATGCCAAAGGCGGCGGCAATGCAGAGGTCACGGTGCCGGCCTTCACCGCATCTGCGTCGGCCACCGTCGGCGCAATCATGCAGGCGCTGGTCACGATTCCGTTCCCGCAGATCTCGGCGATCGGCACAGCGGGCATCGTGATAAACGCCTACGTCCTGATACCGATGCTCCAGTCGGTGCCCAATGGCAGGGCTTTTGTCGTGATCCCGTTCCCGACCATCGTGGCCAGAGGCAGCGCGGTTGTCGCAGTCACCTACGAGGCCTACGCGGTCAACCTGATGCCGGGCGAGAGCATGCCCAACCAGGTCACCCGGTACACCAACTACGCGTTCGACCACATCATCCGCCACCAGGACAGCTACTACGGCTTCAAGTCTGGCGGGGTCTACCTGCTGGGGGGCGCGACCGACTACGCAGCCACGCCGACCGCTGTGCCGTGGGACTGGAAGACCGCGATCACCGGGTTTGGCAG